TCTGAAAGATACTTCGAACATTGATGGAGTATCACGTTTTGCAGATACTGTTACACTGTCGATTGACAATGCACGGTGTGCTACATAAACACGTTCTACTCTAGTTGCTCCTACTGCATCTGGATCTCCAGATCCTGGACCAACTGCAATAAGTGCGCGTTCTACTGGAACCGCTCCAAGTTCGCCTGAGTTTATAAGTAAGACGTCTTGTGTTGCTCCGTTTGCTAGTTCGCTATCTTGACCTGCAATAGATACAAGAAGATTTTCAAGTGTGGCTTCAGCGAATGCTGTAACCATATTAACTTGCATACCTTGTTTGTAAAGTTTTGCTACGTCTAGTAACTGATCTACTTGAACTTCACCAAAGTCTGGTTGGAATTGTAATTCCAAACCATTCATGGTAAATCCTACGTTTCTATAGTTTGCGTTTGCTTCTAGTGTATCTGCGTATCTAGTTCCAGACACGAATGCTGGAATTGTTGACACAGATCCTGAACCAAAATTGAAAACCGCTGCTGAACCCGAACCACTTGAGTATTCAAGTGCTCCTTGTGTAGAAACGAATAGTTGTGCTGCACCTACGATAATTTGATTGCTATTACCTAAAGTTGCCATATATTTTTTCACCCTCCTTTTATAAGGAAAAGTGGGGCTGTTTCCTCAATACTATTATATCGTGCTTTTAAGACTCATTATATTGTCTAGAGTGATAGTCGTATTTAATAATAAGATCTCTAGAAGGTCTATATTCCATTAAATTAGATACATCTTGTTGACTTTCTGCATACCCCGATTGAAAAACATTTATACAATGAAATCTATATTTATAATAATCATACACAGAAGCACTTGCAGAAACAGGATAATTATCATATAATTCTTCTGCAAATTCATTTATATCATCTGCTGCAGCATCTTCTCTATCTAATACAAGGGTAATTAAAGAAGTAAGATTAATAGTGTTTCCATATCTATCTCCACCGTTGGCTGCTTCTCCATATAGTGATCCACCATAAATGGTATATCTCATTTGTTCACTTTTAACAGGATAAAAATATTTATAAGCACCTGTTCTTACTTTAGTAAATTTATCAAATACTACATATGGCAAGTCTCCATCTAATATTTCAGGAGGAATATTTCCTGCACCCGCTGGAAAAAATGGAATAAGTTCGCTACCACCTACTGTTTGAGGGTATAGGTTATAGAAGGCTGGGGCCTGTGTTTTAAACTGTTCCCAAACATATCTGTTGATTATATTCTCTGGTCTGTAAACTGTCATATTCTTTCTCCTGGTGCATTATTAATCCAAGATAGGGCTGCTGCTCTACCTATAGATGTAGCATTCTTACTCTTAGATGCAATCTTAACATTCTTTTGATATTCTTTAGAACCTCTAAAGTGATCATAAAATCTAATAGAGTTTAAATAGTCTTTGGTAAAATATATATTATAAAATTCATTATATGCCCTTACGAAAGATCCACGAGTTTCTCCGCCTCCAGGATTTGCAATATAGATAGGTCCGTTTCTAAAAAACTCTTCTCCGTCTATTTCAAAAAATAATACTTGAGCATCTTTTTCTTCAATAACTACTGGTATTCCTTCTTCCATAATATTTGCTTTATCGTAAAATGCTTCTTTGCTTGTTGGAGAAGGAGTACTAGATTCTAAAAAGTCTGCACTAACCACTGCTGACTTTCCTTGCAAAGATATAGAAAGTTCATATAGTCTTGCAAATGGGTCTCCTACTTGACCCCATTCGTAAACATGGTGTAGCATCCCTGGATGCGATCTAGCAAGTCCATCTAGGTAGTCATAGAATACATTTACAGAGGTACTAGCAATTTTTTCTGTTATCTTGTTTTGATTTCTTTTTACTTCATCAATAAAGCCTTGAGAGTAGTTTGTTACATTTGTGAGGGTATCTATAAAATTCTTTGCATTAAATTTAACCTTTATGGCACCCATTATTGATCCCACTTTTGTATTTGTGACTTGCTTATAAATAGTCTAAAATGTCTTAATGTATGATCATAGTTAAATGTAGGAACTATAGTCTTTATTTCATACTTAGTTTTAATTGCACCCGCAGAATTAGAAAGGTTTTGTCCATTAATCCATACATCATTTCCTGCAGGGTCTTTAATGTTAGTAATGGATATTGCCGTAATCGGCATATATGAACCATTAGTTTTTTTTCTTAAATCTTCTTTAGTTCTAAAAAATGCATTTGAGTCATAAATTAAATCTTGTCCCTTTGTTGTTAACTCTCCAATAAAACCTCTATTAGATAATTCACTTATTACTGAGCAATCTACCTTTCTATCAAATACCCAAGTTTTAGATATATTGCCATAGTCTTGTTGTTGAGTACTGGAGTAATATACATCTGCAGTCATTGGAAATAATATATCGTCTAATGTTGATGATGGAAGAAGCATTACAAAACCCCGATACGGAGCCTATTTCTATATTTCTCTAATATTTTATCAACAAACATATTTCCTGTATTGGTAGTTGGATTTTTAGCAAACTTAATCTTAAAGTCTTGATTATCAAATGACTCTATATATCTATTTATGTACTTGAGGTTATCAGACTTGATATCCTGGACTAGCATCTCACATGCCTCTTGAATGTCCTGTGGGACCACTTTCCAGCCATAATCGGCATCTACCCTATATTCTGACCCTTGTGCAAAAGTAGACTCTAAATATCTCTCGTGCCATACTGGTCTATAATTACTTTTGTTTTCAGCATCGGACTCGTTTTCTACATTTGTAATTGAAGAGCCATCTTTAGTAATTTCAAATGTTATAGAATTTACGCTAGCACTAAGACTTGAATCATAGACTAATTCTTCATTTTGATATACCTTATATATTTTATAAATTTTTTCATCTATAGGAAGATAGTCCATTCCCATACCCATAATATCTTTTTCTTTTCTAACAAATGGAAAGCCTTGTGTTTGAGAGTCTATAACATATCTTGCTAATCTTTCATATCCTATTTCACTACCGTCAGTAATTGATAGTGCTGCAGCAACTGAATCTAAATTACAGTACGGTCTAATAATTTCTATGTTTGTCATGATGACGGTGTTACCACCTGAGTCTTTAACGGATGCTGCTAGTGATCCTGTATAGTCTAAGTATTGTGGATCTAAAGTAAATGTTACTGCTCCAGAAATTGTTGATGCAGATGCTGAAAATGATTCTCCTGTATAAAGGTCCTCGTAATCTAATGTGTATGCTCCACTTGGAGAAATTGTAAAAGTAGCGGTAAGGGAAGTAACTTTCTTATATTGTCTTTCATTTAATATTTCCATGTTTAAATAAAATCCTCCTTACTAATTATATCATTTATATAAAATGTTGAAGGGAAGACGTTTTTAGTGTCTTCCCCTCTAATTCCCTAAATAATTTAGGTTATTGTTTTGAAAATGCTACTGCATCTGTTTCTTCGATTTGTGCTCCGAAACGTAAGAAAGTAGTATATTCAATAGTATCTTTCTTAGGTTGGAACTCACGATGAACAGTAACGTCTCTTTGGAATCCCCAAATACGATTTTCTGGGAATGTCAAAGATACGAATCCTGCAGGCATCAATGGTACTTCTACCAAAGGAATACCTAGTACACGGTATGATATTGGAGCACCTAATGTTTGTGGTGCTGTTCCGTCAATAACGCGTTCTACGATTCTTTCTGAAGGTAGGTTACCAGATGAGCCAAGACCATTAATGATATCGGCTACTGTTTCGCTAGAAGCATAGAACTTCATGGCTGCTCTTGATGCACGATACTTACGTGGCATTGCTAGCACAAGTGCTTGCAAGTCTTCAACGTCTGTACCATATGTGCCACCAGCGTCATTACCAGTCTGTTCTTTTACATAGAAGCCTTCAAGGATGTTTAGGAATGTATTTGTTCCTGAACCTGTTCCGTTGATTGCTAAGTCTTCAAGATCATTAGCGAATGCACGAGTCATTGTACGGACCAAGTGGTCTTCCAATCCTGCGCCTTCGATATTGTCTTCAAGTGCTTCTGATGATACTTCCCAGTCTAATCTAACTTTTTTAGTTGTGATTTCAACTTTTGTGAAAGTAACTCCAGCGTTAGTGTATGTAGCGTCTGCTTGTGCAGCAGCACGGATTACACGTTCACCAACATTTAACTTCTCTAGTTCTGCTGTGTTGCCGCGCATTGTTACACGGCGACCATCACGAGCGAGAACTTGTTGCTCGAAAATATATTCGATAAATTGGGCTGACTGTTCAGCGTTTAAGATACCGCCACCATCTGATGGTTTTGCGGTTCCTACTGGTCCAAGTTGAGATGCTGGTGTTGATACACTACCAACTCCTCCTGAAGCAATAACGCCTGTTACGGCTGCCTTATTTAAAATTTGTTCTTCTGACATGTTTTTTTTCACCTCCCAGTGAATTTTGTTTAACGATAGAGGTCAGCGGTATTGAGGAAACGCCCGCCCCACATCGATCCTTTTTTTATTTTATTTCCCTGCACGACCCCGCCGAGGTCGCCAGACTTACGGATAGCGGTGTCATCTTCAACTGCATCGACACGCTTTCCAAACTCTTCTACATTGCTTTTTACTGTTGTAACTTCCTCTGTTACTTTTGCAACGCTCTTTGTTAATTCGGCAAGTTGTTCATTAATTGATTTTACAGTTGATGCTAAATCTACAACTGCTGCGGTAACGGACTTGCTAATTTCTTCTACAGAAACTTTAACTGTTTGTACAGCATCTGCTAAGTCATTATCTTTGCTTTTTACGGCCTTTTCAACATCTGCTGGTGCGTCTTCTGCTGGAGCATCTTCTGCAGGAGCAACTGGTGCTACTACTTCTTCTGCTGGAGCATCTTCTGCTGGTGCATCTGCTGGTGCATCTGCTGGAGCATCTGAATCAGACCCAACGATTTCATCTACAACGACTAATTCGTCTTCTACAACTTCTGTTTGTTCAATTTGAACATCTTCTGCAACTACTGTTGCTTCTTGTTCTGTTTTTGCCATATTATTTACCTCCTTATTAGAATTATCAGAAACTTGTTCTGATTTCATTGTAACTCTTCTCAGAGTTTTCATTTTGTGTCCTACAATTGTGTCAGTTGCTTTACCGTCACGGTAGAGCCTGATAGCAACTGCTGGATCTTCTGGAGTTCCTGTAATAGTAAAAGAACTATTTGGAACTTTTATTTTTCCATTGCGAACGACTCTAGTTACTTTTCCTCTTGCAGTACCACCGCTTGAGTTCCATGAAACCATGTCGCCAACTTTAACTTTTGATGCTTTGTCCATATCTTCTTCCTCATCTTTCTTTTTTTTCTTAGGTTTAATAGTTGTAGGATTTTTAGTAGGAACATTTTCATTGGTAATAGTACCGTGATATGCTTTGATTAAATTCTTGATTACCTCGTTTTTTTCATCATCAGTTGTTTCTACAAAACCAATTAAAGTTTCTCCTGATCTAACATCTTCTTCTTTAGACAATCTAACAAGACTATTTTCTTTAGACCAGTATACATTTTCAAGTGACATTTTTGTCATTATACCGTCAAAAGTATTTTGTCCATCTTCTGCTTTTTGAATAGATACAATATTAGCAAATTGATTTGCAGGATTATCTACAAGCGATAATTCGTGGAGTTCGTAATCTTTAATAACCCTAATGGATTTATCCATTTCTGGGTCGTATTGGTCTTCCGTATCTTTGATGCTGCCACCAATAGAAAAACCAGAAAGAGTGCCATCAAGAACTTTTTCCCAAGTATCTTGAGCACCTTTAGAAATATATGCATCTACGTACACCCCATTATAAAACTTATCCTTTTCTTTGTCGTAAAATTTATCTGACTTAAATGACATTACTCTGCCTACAGCCACTGGCATGTGCATTTCACGTAAATTTCCACGGAACCTTTCAAATGCCTTTATACTTACATCAGTAGGAACAATGTCTGACTGCTTGTCAACATTGTCAAGGGTGGCAAACCCAGAAACGGTTCGTTTCTCTTTATCGATTTTAGCGATTGGCATGGATAACTTAATAGAATTATCTTCTGAGTGCCAAAATGCTTTATGCATATTAGTCATACTACTTCTATTATATAAGTGTTTATAAGAGATTTGAAAAACTTATAACTATTTATTATTCTACTGTTCTACCCTCGCCACCAGGACCTCGTCCTGTAGTGGTTGAAGAAGAATCACTATTGTTATCAGTTCTTTGTTGATCTCTCATTCTATTGCCACTGGCTTGAGATACGATCTCTGCTCTCTGTTGAGCACCTAAGACAATAGGTTCTTGTCCACCCATTCTTGATGGAAATCCAAGTCTTTCACGAACTTCATTGGGAACAATTACCTGCATTCTTAGGTATCGCTCATCAATCTGACTTTGAGTAGTCTCATCGGTTAGGGTTAGTTCGTTAAGTTTAAAAGCAACCATATCGGTCTTTTCTTTTACAATTTTATTTATAACCTTTTCTAGGTTTCTTTGTGCTGGTCTTGCAACCTGCTCTTTGAAGGTTCTATCAGAGGATATTGCTGATGCTATTGAAACTCCAGCGCCTCCTCCTACTTTAGAGAATGGAACTTGATGAGCCATTAAAATATCGTCACGGTTAGATTTGCGATATTTTTCAAATGATCCTTCTTGTATTCCATTTTCAATAGGCTCCATTTTAAAATCTACTTTATTATCTGTAGAGTCTCCTGGAAGTGGTATGTATAGGGT